AACAGATTAGAACAATAGTAAAAAAGATTATAATATTCTTAGTGATGTTCAAAATGTACCTTTAAATCATAATTTCAGATTCTTTGTATGTTGCGATTTTACCAACTACTCTCGTAATTTCGTCAGTTACTTTCGACTTACTGAAATTTTATCTTTTTAAATATTAATTTAAACTTAGTTTAATTTTGATATACTTATTAAAACCAAAATAAGGAAAACAAAATGGAAAAGAGAACCCACGTTACTTTAAATAGTCCTGATTCAGTATTGATTGAAGTTGACCCAGATAATAACGGATATACTAAATTAATTATAGAAAAAATGCGTTTAGGCATTATAGAGAATAGTGTGCAATGGTCGCCGATTAACATCATAGAACAAACTGCACTTTTGCCGTATGAAGCTTCGGTATTTGATTACGATATTTATGTTAGATGTACTTGTGCAAATAGTATTGATACAGTTAAACTTGCAATAACAAGGATATGACATGATTGATTATAGAAAAGACACGGGCGATGGTAAAAAGGTAGATAAAGTTAAATTAACTTTAACAGATACAAAAAAATACTTGATAACAGATACAAAAAAATTAATTGTAGTAAAAGGAGCATAAAATGGCAGTAGAAACAAAAGAGATAAAAGAAAGTGATTTAGATAAGCTAGCAGCTATAACAGTAGAAGCTACAGAAATTAATGATGTTGTAGATAATTATAACAAAACTATTGGACTTCCAAATAAACCTATAATGATAGGAGCTATAGGTGACTCAATTACTAGAAACCAAATCACAATGAGTGACAATGGTGTTTGGGGAGTTTATTATGCGTGGGTTGGTAGGAATTGGCTACTAAGAACAGCGATGAAACTAAATGGCAGAGCGTGGGCTAATGTCTACGCTGTTGAAGGTTATAGCGGAAAAAGAACTGACGAAATCTTTGACCTAATGCTTGATTCTACTGCAACAATTAATGCATCTCACATCACACCTACTAAGATTGGTGTTTTGGCTTGGAAGCCAGATATTGTAATTGAATTTAGTGGAACAAATGACAACTATTTCGATGTAAATTCTAAAGAAGCAATGGTAGCTGGTCGTAGGGCTATTTGGCAAAGACTAATAGACAATGGAATTACACCAGTTGCTTTATCTTTACTGCCTAATTCATTGACAGATGTTAGAAATACTAGGATTCCTGAATGGAATCAGACAGTAAAAGAAGAAGCTGATAGAATGGGCGTTGTGTTCGTGGATATATACACAAATTGTGCAAATGGCACTCACTTTAAAGATGGGTGGAACTGGAATAACGGTGTTCCTGATGTTATAGGTGGATTACACCCAGGCGCTGAAGCCTGTGAAGTAATAGCTACAACATTAGCTAATGCTCTTGATAAAATAATTGGTACAAGGGTATCTACACCTACGGTGTACGCTGATACTGCAATATATACTAAACCTTATGATTCAACAAAAAAGGGAGAAGAATATAAGTTGTTTGATACTGGATTATTTCCTACTATCTGGAATCCAAGATATGAAAATGGGAATCAAACTACAACTAAAAAAGCAGCTAAAGATGAAACATTCAGCAAATATGGAAATACATTTGAGATTGAAGTAACTAATACAACCTCAAATGATGGATATTCAGATTTTATTTCGCCACCTTTATCAGTAATTGCTGGTGAAAAACATGGAGTGTTTTTCAAATATGCCTTAGAAGCCATAAACAATACAGATGATATACAAATAGGAATTTCATATAATACTGACTATTCTAATCTTATTACATTTGCAACAGGAGGAAATGGAAACAATGCTTCTTCAAGTGCAAATGGTGCTTCAATTGGAGGTGATTTTTATCAAGAAATCACAATTCCTGATGGTTGTACTAGCATAAGAATATTTCTGACTATTAGTACAAAAGCAAATAAAAATGCAGGTGCTAAAATAAAATTAAGTAACTATGGAACAGTAAGGCTACATTAATGAAAACTAAAGGTAACTAATTATACCTATTCTCACTATGAAATAGTTGTAGGTAAAATTGGTGTAGCTCTATTCCTAGAGATAATGGGTTAGATTTAAACAAATAGAACCAGAGATTGGTAGTTGGGAGTATGTTGATAAGGAAACAATATGGTAGAGGAAATATAGAAAAGTATAGGACGGGGATTATAATATCCTCATTCCTCTTTTTTCATATACATTTTCTTCGGGTTTTTCTTCAATGTCTTTTAGTGCAATTCCAAGAGCCATAGCAAGTGATACCATTCCGTCCACTTTTTCAGTTGATTTATCTTTGTCAATTTTAATATTATCAGATGGGTCACGCCTTAACACTACATTTGAACACATCCAGTTTAAAACTTCATTACTATCATGATTTAGTTTTCCTTGAAGTGCTAAAACTTCTATTTGTTTTGTTGGAGCAGACATTGATGCGTAACCTTGCCCAAATTGTATCATTTCTGTAACTTCATCTTCTGTTAATCTTCTAACAAGGTCGGAACTGTTCCATCTATCGTATGCTATCATTTTAACATTAAAGAAATTACATACTCTTTTAATATGTTTTTCAATAAAAGCATAATCGACTACATTTCCCTCAGTAGTTTTAATTAATCCTTTTTTTACCCAATCAAAATAAGGAACTTTATCACGCCTTACTCTTTCAATCATATTATCTTTAGGTATCCAAAAGTATGGAATTACATCAAAAACACCATTTTCATTATCAAAAATAAGCACTAAAGCTGTAATATCTGTACAAGATGATAAGTCAAGTCCACCGTAACATTTTCTATTTTTAAGTTGTTTTAGTTTATTGAATCCTATTTTTTGTTGGTTATTGTTCCAAACGCTATTTTTAATCCAAACATCTGCTTTATCGCACCATACATTTAAATGTTTAGTTAAAAATGCCACTCTTGACTCTTCTGAATGTTCAGCTAATTTTACTTTACTTTCCATATATGATAAAGTTGGACTTATCCCAAGGTTAGGATTTGAGACCTTCCATACTTCTGGATCTTTCCAGAAATCATCTCTTTGTAAATCTTCTTCACTTGGCTCAAACATAACTGAGTAAAATGTTTCATCTTCAATAATTCCAGATTTTACCTTCTTTGCGTATTGATATACATCAAGATAAAAAAATCCTTGCATATTATAACCAGCTGTACTCATAAATATTTCTAAAGGCTCTCTACGACCAGCTAAACCATCTGACATGATCTGATATAATGCTTTTGATGGGTATGAATGTGGCTCATCGATAAGTAACATACTAGGCTTTTTACCATCTTTACTATCTGCTGTACTTGATAATGCTACATATTCATCAATAAAAGCACCATTGAACATTGATACTCTAGGCGGTTGAATTGTCATTTTTACTAAACTTTCAAGTTCTGGCTCTTGTCTGATCATTGTTGAAAAAGCTTTATGTAATATTTTGGCTTGTTCTATATCACTTGCAATAGAATAGCACTCTTTTCCTTTTTCTGGATCTAAAAAGAAATAAATAGCTGTTAATACACTTCCAAATTCTGTTTTTCCTGGCTTTCTTACTGATAAACAGTAAGACCCTTTGATACCTTCTTAAGCCTTTAAATTTTCCATCTCTATATTTAGTACCAAATATATCAACGATCATTTTTATTTGAAATTCCATAAATTGGAAATTTTTACCAGCTAATTCACCTGATGAATGTTTTAATAAACTTGCAAATTTTAAACACTTAAATGAATATTCTTTATCTATGCAATATTTAGTATTATGATCATCAAAGTATTTAGACTGATTAATTATATATTTCCTTCCAATTTCCCAGAAATGTTGTGGATTATGTATTTGTGTTATAGTAACCTTCCTTTTTTATTTGCAAAATCTAATGGATCTTGACTTCCTTTTGATAAATTACATTTTACACAACTTAACACTAAGTTGCTTATTGTATGCTTACCGCCTTTTGATAATGGTAGATAATGATCAACATGAATTTGACCATTAATAAGTTTATCACTACACCAATAGCATTTTTTAGTATTTGTAAATAATTCTTTCAATTGAGAAGTAGTAACATCGCCTTCTTTATATTTTGATCTTCGCTTCATATTTCTATTCCTTAGAAACATTTTACCATTTTCTGATTTATTCCAAATTTTCTTATATTTATTTATACGATCTTTATTTTCTTGAAAATATCTTTTTCTATCTTCCAGTATCTGATCTCTAAATTTAATATATTTTTTCTTATCTTGATTTTTCATATGTTCAAGATTATCTTTTCTAAATTGTCTTCTTTTAGCATTTATTTCATCTCTATTTAGATCAGTATATTCTTCTACTCTTTTTAATACACTTTCTCTATTTACTTGATAATATTCTTTTCTTTGTTGTAATATTAGTTCTTTATTATTTTCATAAACTTGTTTTTTATGTTGTTTTA